ATCCATCGGCGGTCTCTCCAGAAGGTCGTGTGCTGACCGCCCACGATAGCACACGCCTCAAAACGATTCATACACGCTTGCCGGAAGGACACGTTCTAGCCACGATAGACGGCGCAGGGCAGGAAGCAGATGCTCGATGTCGTCGCGAAGTTCTACTGCGTCCAAGGGGCTTTGGCACTTCGGATCAGGAGGGTCAGCCGAGGACCGACTGGCCGGAGTTAGCAATCGCCGGGCATTTTCTATCGCGCGGCGGGTCTTGTCGGCAGTGACAGCAGCGGAGATAGGATCAATTTGCGTATTGCTGCCGCCAGATTCACCATCACCGGTGGCTCCTTGAACCTGACGAGCGGTGTATCTAGTGGTTGTGTTTGACGGGCGCCTTCGCTTTAACTCCAGGAGCGCTGTGCGGGCATAGCTCGAAAATCGACTGCCGGCGGTCGGATCAAAAGATAAAGCGCATCGACGTAGAACTACGGCGGCTTCATTCAGAAGATCGTCGAGTTCATCCTTCTGTCGCATCGCTGCCTGCGCCATTCGCCTGGCGAGTGGCATGTGGGATTCCACAAGCTGGTTGACAGCTTTGTCGCGGTCAGCAACGACACGTTTAATCAATTCCTGGTGAGCCTCCGATGAAGCGATTGCCGTCAGCAGTCCCGCCCCAAGCAGGCGATTCATCACCCATTCGTCCAGATGCTCGCCCAACTCGGCATGCGACTTAAAGAAAGCAGTCAGTCGATCCCTCAAGCTTCGCTGCACGTGCGCCGCAAATGTGTTAGCGTCCAATTGGCTGGCGGTTATCGAACGGGCAACACTTGCCAGCGCCTCGCTTGCTAGGGCCTTTACGTCCTCACTGGGAACGGGCCGGAGGTCAAGTCCGTCGAGGAGCCAGCTGATTTCCGGCCAAGCAGCATCTGCCAGCGATTCGATCGCCCGATTTGCCGTTTGGATGTCCAGCCCAATCGCCTTTTCGCCTTCAATTGAGAGCTTCGCAGCGGCCGGCATCTTGTATTGGTGGGGATCCCCCTTATCACCGCCAGCGATTTCCGCGGCCTCATGTGTATCGGATCGATCATGTTTCATGAGATAGCCGTCGCGGATCGGGCGTCCGCACCTTCTTCACTCAGTTAGGCCGTTGAACGTTGAGTGCGCCTGCGATTTTCAAGCGAAAATTATCGCAGATAATTCCAGCGCGGGAATGTCCGATAGGATGGGGGGTAGGGGTAAAAAGGGAAATAGTGCGTTGACGCGCCGTCAGCAAGTTAGACCGGCGCTCGAGCAAATCCCCAAACGCGGACCTCTTCGACACGACGCCATCAATCATTTGTGCGGTACCCGCGTCACGAAGCGCGAGGTCGTTTACAGCATCTTCTCCACGCCCTGCGCAAGCTTCTTCGGTCCGCACGCGGACGTATGTTCGTGACGAACGATACGCGCTGCAACGAAATACGCTCCTGGCAGCGCATTTTTGGTCCGCCTGCCTGCCGCTCTCTGGATTGCCGGGCTCGCACTCCGCTGCGCGGAAGCACCAGCACACAACCTGTGCTCAAGGAGCACTCCGATGAAGACCGAACTCTGGAAGCTGTCGCTGGTCAAACCCTACCTGAACAACCCGCGCATCAACGACGACGCCGTGGACCCTGTGGTCGCGTCAACCAACGAGTTCGGTTTTCGCCAGTCAATCGTGGTTATTTCGACGGCGGAATCATCGCCGGGCACACGCGCTGAACGGCAGAGCAGAACCTAAGCCTGGAAAAGGTGGCGGCAAACGTCGCCGCTCCACCGATTTACTCCGTATCCTTCGTCAGCACCTGGAGATACTCGTGGTAGGCGTATACGCGATCTCGTTGCTTGCCGGTCGTTTCGCGCAAGATATTCGCCTGTTGCAACGCGGCTATCGCCTTGGCGGCGGTGGGCTTGGTTGTATCGAGCAGTTGAATCGCTCCCTGCATCGTCAACATCGGATGGTTCGGCAGTTGATCGAACAAACGAATCGCGGGAATGGTCGCAGCCCGAGTCTTAAGCAGCGTCTGTCGGTCCCGATTTAGTAGCGTGAAGAGACGTTGAGCCATCGCCACGCCGTCGTCGGCGGCCTGTCGAACGCATTCCAAGAAGAAAACCGACCAGCCTTCCCAGTCGCCATCGGTCCGCACCGCCGATAGCCGGCGGTAGTATTCTGCGCGGTGGCGCATGAACGCCAAGCTCAAATAGAGCAGTGGCGCGGGCAGCAGGCCCCAGTGTTCGACGAGCAACGCGATCAGCAGACGACCAATGCGGCCGTTGCCGTCCAAGAAGGGGTGGATCGTTTCGAATTGCACATGCGCCAATCCGGCCCGCAGCAACGGGGCGAGTGCTTCGTCGCTGTGCAGCCAGCGATCCAGGTCGGACAATGCCTCGGGCACGAACTGCGGGGGCGGCGGAACGTAGGCCGCATTGCCGGGACGCGTGCCGCCGATCCAGTTTTGCGAGGTGCGAATTTCGCCCGGTTGCTTCTCCGCGCCGCGAACCCCCTTCATTAATCGCTTATGCACGGCGCAAAGCAAGCGGCTGCTCAGCGGCAGCCCTTTCGGGCGGCTCATCTCCTTGCGAGCGAACGCCAGCGCTTCAACGTAATTGCAGATTTCCAAAACGTCGTCGGGGCGATCGGTCTTCTCGGTCGCCTCGTAGCTGAGGACGTCGTGCAGCGTGGCCTGAGTGCCTTCGATTTGCGAGGAGATGACCGCTTCTTTGCGGACGAAGCCATACAAGAACCATTCAGCGCTGGGCACCATCGCGCCGGCGACGGCCAAGCGACCGAGCGCAGCGTTGCCCTCGGCCAACGCGGCGGCGAGGGGGCCTTCCACGACGAGAGGCGGATCGCGGGGCGGCAGGGGATGCGGCACGAAGGCCCGTACCTCTTCGCCGCCCGAGTTCGAGATTTGATAGACGCCAGTGGTTCGAGCCATCGCTGTTCAAGCTTCCTTTCCCAGGCCGGGTCGCTAGTAAAGAGCCCTTTCCTAACGTCGGCCGCTAGTAAAGAATACTTTACTAAAAGAGACGTGGCGTTCGGGCGGGAGGTTCGGGGACCGCTTGGGGCCAGCGAGGCCACCAACGAGAAAACGCCCCGACGTGGCGAACGTGGGGCGTTGGGGCGGAAGAGCGTGGCGTGCTCACCCGTTGGCGGCGAACCGCCCGCGGTCGGTCTTCACGAACCGGGCTTCCTTCCCCTTCTCGTTGATCTCCCGCAGGATGGCGCTGTAGAGCGTCGCGTGCGGCGTCTTGCCGCCGGGGCTACTCCAAAGGCCCTTCGCGGACATCGCCTCGATCAACTGCTTGCAGCCCATCGGTTCCTTCGACGCCGCGAGCAGTTGCGCAGCGGCGTCGATCGCGCTCATCTTCTTGGGCTTGCCGTTGGCGGCTTGGGCCTTTGCCTTCTTGCCCGCGGGTTTCGCCGTCGCGGCCTTCGCGGTCTTGGTCGCCTTCGGGGTCGCGGCCTTCTTGGTGGTCTTCGTCTTGGACATGGTTCTACTCCTACGTTCGGTTTTCGACGGAAAGGCTGCCATCGTCAGGCGGCGGGAACCACCCGCCGCGACGCCCGCGCGGGGCGTTTCGGCTCATTCCGCGTAGACGAAGTCCGCGAGACCTGTGCAGAGGAAATCGACCACCACCGCCGCCGCACCCGTCAGGGCGGGCGAGTCCTCGCCGCGATCCCAGTTGTAGACCGTTCGCTTGTCAGCGAGCCGCTGGACGAAAAGCTTGGAGATGCGGCTGTCGCCAATTTCCCATTCCCGGTTCTCGGCGTGTTCGGGGAAGACCAGGGCGTCGAAGCGGTATTCCCCGTTGACCGTTCCGCAAACCCAGCTGCCTGCCCCCGAGGCGCGGCGGGTGACCTTCGTGATGTCGAGGTCGAAATCGAAGTCGTCGTTTTGGCTGGCGTCGCTGACGTTCATCGTTTGGCTCCGTTGGTTGGTGGTAAATGTTCGTTCGTACAGTTACACATGAGCCATGCGGGCGGAAAAACATCAAGCGAACTGCGGCAAGATTCCGGAAAGTTTTCCAGAATTCTTTTCCCGCGAGATTAGGGGCACCCAAGCGTGGCGAATGACCCGCAAAATCCCGCGATAAGCCCGTTGGCCTTGCGGTTGGCCGACGCGGCGAAACTCTTGACCCGCGTCGGCGGAGCAGCGGTCAGCGAGGCGATGCTGCGCGACGACATCGCGGCCGGCGCGCCGACGAACGCCGATGGGTCATTGAACCTCGTTCAATACGCCGCTTGGCTGGTGCAGGAGATGGGCCGTGGCGACTGACCCCCGAAAGCTTCGGCCGAGCGAGCTATGCCGCTTGTTGAACTCGACGCCGTTGGGCGAGGTGATCAACGAGCGGCAACTGCATCGGCACCGCACCGCCGGCGGCCTTCGCATCGGGGATGCTCGCCACGTCGATCTGCTGCGCTACGTCGCTTGGCTGGTGCAGATTCGCCACGAGCCCAAGCCCGAGGCCGATGGCGATCCCTACGAGAAGATGAAAGACCGGGCTCGGGCGCGGAACGTCGCCTTGGCCATCGCCGGTCGCGACATCGGCGAGTTGCCGAGCGTCGCGAATCCCGACCGCAAAACGCGGGCGGCGTCGGATTTCCGTTTCTTCTGCGAGACCTACTTCCCGCTGACGTTTCACCTCACTTGGTCACCCGACCACTTGAAGGTCATCGTCAAGATCGAGCAGGCGGTGCTGCGGGGCGGGCTGTTTGCGATGGCAATGCCCCGCGGGTCGGGCAAAACGACGATCTGCGAGTGCGCTTGCATCTGGGCGGTTCTCAACGGGCACCGCGATTTCGTCTGTCTGATCGGGTCGGACGAAGGCCACGCGATGGACATGCTCGAGTCGATCAAGATGGAGTTCGACGGCAACGAGCTGTTGCTCGAAGACTTCCCCGAGGTCGTTTTCCCGATCCAGGCGCTCGATGGGATCGCCAACCGTTGCAATGGCCAACTCTATAAGGGCGAACGGACGCACATCGGCTGGACCGCCAAGGAGATTGTGCTGCCGACGATCCACGGTAGTCGCGCCAGCGGCGCGATCATCAAGGTCGCGGGCATCACCGGTGGAATCCGCGGCATGAAGTACAAGCGGGCGGACGGCCGGACGGTGCGCCCGTCCCTGGTCGTGCTGGACGATCCGCAGACGGACGAATCGGCTCGGTCGCTATCGCAATGCGCCACGCGGGAACGCATCTTGGCCGGTGCCGTGCTTGGGCTGGCTGGTCCTGCAAAGAAGATTTCCGGGATCATGCCCTGCACGGTGATTCGGCCGAGCGACATGGCCGATAACATCCTCTCCCGCGACAAACATCCGGAGTGGAACGGGGAGCGGACCAAGATGGTCTACTCGTTTCCCGCCGACGAGAAGTTGTGGGCGAAGTACGCCGAACTCCGCGCCGAGAGTTTGCGGCAGGGAAACGGCGGCGACGAGGCGACCGACTTCTATCGGGCCAACCGCGCCGCGATGGACGAGGGGTCAGTGATCGCCTGGCCCGAGCGGTTCAACCACGACGAACTGTCGGCCATCCAGCACGCGATGAATCTCAAGCTGCAAGACGAGGCCGCGTTTTTCGCCGAATACCAGAACGAGCCGCTGCCCGAGGACGAGGCGGACTCCGACGAGCTTACGGCCGACCAGATCGCGGCCAAGATCAACGGCCTACACCGCGCCGAGGTGGCGGTCGGCTGCAACCACCTGACGATGTTCATCGACGTCCAAGCGACGCTGTTGTTCTATGTGGTGGTCGCTTGGGAGGACGATTTCACCGGGTACGTGATCGATTACGGAACCTATCCCGATCAGAAGCGGTCCTATTTCACACTCCGCGACGCGCGGATCACATTGGCGACGGCGACGACTGGCGCTGGCCTCGAAGGCTCGATCTACGCCGGCCTCGACGCCTTAGTCAATTCGTCTCTCGGCCGCGAATGGCATCGCGATGACGGAGCGGCAATGCGGATCGAGCGGTGCCTCATCGACGCGAACTGGGGCTCCTCGACGGACGTGGTTTACCAGTTCTGCCGCCAATCGGCGCACGCGGGCGTGGTGACGCCGAGCCACGGTCGGTTCGTCGGTGCGTCGAGCCAGCCGTTCTCTGAATACAAGCGAAAGGCTGGCGACCGGATCGGGCACAACTGGCGGATTCCAAACGTGGCCGGCAAACGCGCCGTGCGCCATGCTCTCTTCGATACGAACTATTGGAAGTCGTTCGTCCACGCCCGTTTGGCGGTGTCGATGGGTGACCGGGGCTGCCTCTCGCTGTTCGGCGACAAGCCAGATCAGCACCGATTGCTCGCGGATCACCTCACTTCCGAGTACCGCGTCAAGACGGAAGGCCGTGGCCGTACCGTCGACGAATGGAAGTGGCGACCCGAGCGCGCGGACAACCATTGGTTCGACGGGCTGGTCGGCTGCGCGGTCGCTGCTTCGATCCAGGGAGCCGTGCTGCCGGGTACGGATGGGAAACTCGCTGCGAAGCGCACACGGGCCAGTTTTGCGGATATTCAACGGAGAAGACGGGCATGAACAACGTCAACGGCAATCGGACTGCCGGCGACCGCGGCCTGCGATGTCGGCTGTGTGGTTGCCGCCATTTTGCTACGACACACACCGAACCCTTGCATGATGGTCGGATTCGCCGCCGCAAGCGATGCGCGAATTGTGAGCAGAAGATCGTCACCTACGAGGGTACGATCAGCACTCTTCGCGAGACAGATCGCTATATGTAGCAGAATCTGTTTGCCGGTATGCGTTTGGGGCGTCAATCCGAACCGCGACCGAGTATAAATAGAAAGTAGACAACCCGACGGGCGACGGCGGCGACTGATCCTCGCCGCTGAAACCAATCAGCGTTCAAGGTCATGCGAGGCCGCATACTCGCATGGCCTTTTTTCGTTGGTTCGCCCGCCGGGCTGTTTTTTTGGTTGGAGACATCCGATGCCCGACGATCTTTCCGACGCGATTAGCCAAAACGCCCAGGGGCCATCGCGTGCCCAAGGGGATGCCGGCTCCGTCGAGCAGCACCCGCTGCCGGACCAGATCGCGGCCGACAAATACCTCGCCTCAAAGGCAGCGACGAAGACCCGCAAGCGCGGGCTGCTTTTTAACCAATTTATTCCTCCGGGCACGATCGAACACCACGGTCGCTTCTATCGATGATCGGTTGGCTCAAGAACTTGGTCCGCACGGAGCGGCCGTCTGCAGGGACGCAGCGGCCCGCGCGGATCATTCGCGCCCGCTACGACGCGGCGGTCACCACCGAGGACAACCGCCGCCATTGGATCAACGCCGACGCGCTCTCGCCAGACGCCGCGAACAACGTGATGGTCCGCCGCAATCTGCGGATTCGCTCGCGGTACGAAGTGGCCAACAACAGCTACGCCCGTGGGATCGTCAACACGCTGGCCAACGATGTGATCGGCACCGGCCCGCGGCTGCAGATGCTCACGCCGAACGCGGCGGCGAACAAGCTGATCGAACAAGGGTTCCGCCAATGGACGACGGCCGTGGACCTGACGGGCAAACTCAGCACGATGCGGTGCGCCCGAACGCAGGACGGGGAGTCGTTCGGCATTTTAGTGACGAATCCGAAGCTACCAACGCCGGTCAAGCTCGATGTCCGGTTGGTCGAGGCGGATCAGGTGACGACGCCCATTCTGCTGACGCCGTCGCTGCGATTCGTCGACGGCATCGTCTTGGACGTCTACAACAACCCGGTTGAATACCATGTGCTGCGCGAGCATCCGGGCAGCCAGTTCGTGGTCGTCAATCCCTGGGATTTCGACCGCATTCCGGCGTCGCAGGTGATTCACTTGTTCCGCGCCGATCGGCCGGGTCAGCATCGCGGCATTCCGGAGATCATGGCGGCGCTGCCGCTGTTCGCCCAGTTGCGGCGCTTCACGCTGGCGGTGATCGCCGCAGCCGAGACGGCTGCCGATTTCGCCGGCATCCTCTATACCGACGCGCCAGCCAACGGCGAAGCAGATGCTGCCGAACCGTTCGAGCCGATCGAACTGGAGAAGCGGGCGCTGCTCACGATGCCCGGCGGCTGGAAGATGAGCCAGCTCCAGGCCGAGCAGCCGGCGACGACCTATGCCGAATTCAAGAAGGAAATCCTGAACGAGATCGCTCGCTGCCTGAACATGCCGTTCAACGTCGCGGCCGGCAATTCGGCATCCTACAACTATGCGTCCGGCCGGCTCGACCACCAGGTCTATTACAAGGCGATCCGCGTCGATCAGACGTATCTCGAACGCACCGCGCTCAACCGCATCTTCTTCGCCTGGCTCGATGAGGCCGCGCTCATTCCCGGTCTGATTCCGCCCGGCATGGGGCCGTTCTCCGATTGGGTGTTCCAGTGGTTTTGGGACGGAACGGAACACGTCGATCCGCTCAAGGAAGCGACTGCGCAGCAGACGCGGTTGGCGAATCACACCACGACGCTCGCGCATGAATACGCCCGCGAAGGCCGCGATTGGGCCGAGGCACTGCGCCAACGTGCCAAGGAGATCGCGCTCATGGAGGAGCTAGGGCTGCCGGTCCCGGTGCCGACAACCATGCAACCGCCGGTGCCCGCGCCGGCCCCAGCGCACGATCCGGGCGAAGTCGAACCCGAGGAGGTCGGCAGCGATGAAGACAATTAAAAAACTCCCCAGCCAGATCACGATCTCGTGCGGGCGCGACGAAGACGTCGGTCGCTTAGTGCTGGCCGCCGCCGAGGGCGAACCAGCCAAGCTGCGGCGATTCAGCATCACCGCATACACCGGCGGCAAGATGTCGCTGCCGAACATCCCGTATCCGGTCGTCGTGGACATGTCGGGCCTGCGGGTGTCGGCCAAATCGCGGCCGATCCTCCGCGACCACAACCCGTCGCAGATCGTCGGCCATACGGACAACGTGACCGTCAACGGCGGCGTGCTGAAGGTCGATGGCTCGGTGTCGGGAGCCAACGCCCATGCAACCGAGATCGTCGCCAGCTCCGACAACGGTTTTCCTTGGCAGGCCAGCATTGGAGCCAGCGTCCAGAAGATGGTGTTCGTCGAGGACGGAGAAAAAGTCCAAGTCAATGGGCGGTCCTTCGCTGGTCCGCTCTACGTCGCGCGTCAGGCGACGCTCGGCGAGGTGTCGTTCGTGGCGCTGGGGGCCGACGACCAAACGAGTGCCCGGATGGTGGCTTCCGCCGCCGCTCAATCAATCGAGGTGACGACCATGAAGTTCGAGGAATGGATTAGCGCGAAGGGATTTGACGGAGCGGCATTGAGCGAGACGCAGCGTACATCGCTCGAGGCGGCGTTCGACGCCGAGCAGAAAACTGCCGCACCGACGGCCGTCACCGCCACGGCGGAAATCGACCCCGTCGCCGACCTGCGTACCAAGACTGCCGCGGAAATGAATCGCATCGCCGCGATCCGCAAATCGGCGGGCAGTCATGCCGACATCGCGGCCAAGGCTGTCTCCGAAGGTTGGGATGAAACCCGCACCGAACTTGAAGTCCTGCGCGCGTCGCGTCCCACCGGCGCGGCGATCCACGCGGGCGGCGGATCGGCGCACGTCAACGCATCCGTTGCGCTCGAAGCGTCGCTCTGCCTCACGGCGGGCCTTGGCGAAGAATCGGTCGAGAAATGGTATGGCGACCGGGTGCTGGAAGCGGCACGCTCGCGGGATATTCGCGGCGCGACCATCCACAGCTTGATGTACGAGGTGATTCGCGCCGCTGGCCGTTACGTTCGGCCGGGCAAGGTCGACAACGACACGATCCGCGCGGCGTTCGAGGCCGATCGGACGATCCAAGCGTCGGGCGGCGAGTTCTCGACGATCAGCCTTCCCGGCATCCTCAGCAATCTGGCGAACAAGCAGTTGCTGAAATCCTTCGAGGCTGTCAACACCGTCTCGAACACGTTCTGCGACACGACCGACGCCGTCGATTTCAAGGCGTTCTCCCGCTATCGGCTCACGGCCAACGGCATGTTCGAGAAGGTCGGCCAGGACGGCGAACTCAAATCGACCAACCTGTCGGAAGAGTCGTACACCAACCAGCTCGACACCTACGGTCGGTTGATCGCGCTCACGCGGCAGCAGATCATCAACGACGACCTGGGAGCGTTCTTGCAGATTCCGCGGCTGCTCGGGCGGCAAGGAGCGCTGGCGGTCGAGTCGGCCGTGTTCACCCTCTTGCTCTCGAACCCGACGATTGGCGGCAACCAGTTCTTCTCGACCGCCAATGCAAACTATCTGTCGGGCGGCACTTCGACGCTCGATCTCGACGGGATCACAGCGGCCGAGGTCGCGTTCCTAAACCAAGTCGACGTGGCGGGCAACCCGGTGCTCTTGAGTCCGGCGATCATGCTGGTGCCCACGACGCTCAAGGTCATCGCCGAGCGGTATTACAAGGAATCGACCATCTTGCAGGTGCCGGCCAACAACAAGATGGTCCCGGCCAACAACCCGCACGCCGGCAAGTTCACCCCGGTGTCGTCGCCCTACCTGAACGCCCAGGGCATCACCAACCAGAGCGCCACGGGCTGGTATCTGTTCGCGGACCCGGAAGACGTGGCCGCAATGAGCATCGCCTACTTCCGCGGGCAGCGCACGCCGGTGATCGAATCGGGCGAAACCGACTTCAACACGCTCGGCATGCAGTGGCGGTCGTTCTTCGACTTCGGCGTGGCGTTCCAAGATTTTCGAGCGGCGGTGTTCAACGCCGGCGCTTGATCTCCTTTCCAACCAACAGGCAATCGCAGCATAGCGAGGTTTCAACATGGCACCGACGGCAATCTTCTTTCAGGAAGGCGATCAACTCGACTTCACGCCCGCCTCGGCGGTGAACGCAGGCGACGTGATCGTGCAAGGGGACGCGGCGCTTGTGGCCGTGGCCGACATCCCGCCCAACCGCCAAGGTGCGCTCGTGGCCGAGGGTGTATTCAAATTCCCCAAGGCGACGACCACCGGCTCCGGGATGCCGATGGGCAAACGCGTCTTTTGGGATGCGACCAACGAGGTCGCCACGCTGTCGACCGGCAGCGGCGCCAACAAGCCTCTCGGCCTGACCGCAGCCGCGACCGCCGACAGCGACACGGTCGTGCCGGTCAAGCTGCTCGCGAGCGGCGACCAGATTCCTCTGCGCTATGCCGCCGTGGCCGCCTCTTCGGCGGTGACCAACACGACGACCGAGACAGCGTTCAGCAATACGCACACGATTCCGGCCAACACGCTTCAAGTCGGCGACGTGCTGAAAATTCGCGCCCAAACAATCGCGCCCGCGACCAACTCGACCGATACGTTGACGCTCAAGCTCAAAATCGGCTCGACCGTGATTGCGGTGACCGCAGCTACCGACGTGGCCAATAACGACATCGGCTATTTCGACGCGATGGTCGTCGTGCGCGCCAACGGTTCGGGCGGAACGATCGTCGCAGCCGGCGCGCAGGGGCTTGGCACGCCGGGCACCGTCACCAGCAAACCGTTCAACCTAGCCGCGACGGCGATCGACACCACCGTGGATCAATTGATCTCCGTCAGCGCGACCTGGAGCGTGGCCAACGCCGGCGACTCCTGCCGCCTGGACCTGTTCACCGTGGAACGCCTCTCGGCCTGAGAACTCGCCATGACCGATTTGCTGCAAGCCGGTTCCGATTGGCTGGCCGACCAACTGAAGGTCAACGCCAGCCAGACCGTCGAGTACTCGCGCGGCGACGTGTCGATCACGGTGGCCGCTGTGATCGGCCGCACCGTGTTCGAGACAGCCAGCGACATCGGGATCGTTGAGCAGTGGGAGGCCCGCGACTACTTGATTCAAGCGGCCGATTTGACGCTGGGCGAACCGCAGCGCGGCGACCAGATCACGGAAATGCAGAACGGCACCAATTACGTCTACGAAGTGATGGCTCCCGGCAACGAGCCGGCCTATCGGTTCTCGGACCCGTATCGCAAGACCTACCGAATTCACACCAAGCTCGTGGCGACGGAGTAGCTGTGGTCAACACGTTGGTCGAGATCGCCGACGCTGTGGTCGCGGTCCTGTTGGCCGGGACGTACAGCCAGCCAATCGCGCCGGCCCGAAAGTATCTGGCCAACTATGAAATCAAAGACCTGGACGGAACGGTCGTCGTAACGGTCATCCCTCGCAACTCGGCGAGTTCAATCGCGTCACGGACGACGTGCCAATACGACCACACGCTCGACTTGGCGGTGCAAAACAAGATCAGCGGGAGCGACGAAGACTTAGACGCGTTGATGGCCTTAGTGGACGACATCGAGAGATCGTTACAGCTTCAAACACTGACGACAGCCAGCGGAAAGATAGCCAAATGGACCGCGACGTCGAGCGAAGCGGCTTACGACCTCAAGCATTTGGAAGAAAAGCGGGTCTTCACCTCGGTGATGTCGGTGACATACCGGATCGTCGAGTAATGGATGCGTGAAAGATGGACGGCGAACACCAAAAGATCGCGCGGCAAGACCAGCAGCTCCCGGCCGTGGCCGTGGGAACGACGCCGGCCGCCAGCGCTGCGATCTACTTTGCCAAAGCGGCCTCGGGCAACGTGATCGCCCTGTCCGGCGAGACGTTCACGACATTGACGTGGTGGGGCTCGCACGACGGCACCGACTATGTGCCCGTCAAAAGCGCCGGCACCGCCGCGACGACTCCAATGGCCGCGCCGTGCGGCGATGTGATTCCCGCCGCCTGCTCGGCCTACCCGTACCTCAAAGCCATCGGCGATCAGGCCGGGCACATCCAGGTCTGCCTCAAAGGATAACCGTTCATTCAAGGGATTGTCGTATGGGATCGTTCGTTCTCGGCTACAACGCCAAGCTCTATCGCAACACGGGCACCTACGCTTCGCCCACCTGGTCCGAAATGACGAACGTCAAAGACTTGACGCTCAACATGGACCTGGACGAAGCCGACGTGACGACGCGCGCCAGCGGCGGTTGGAAGGCCAACGTCGCCACGCTCTTGGACGGCTCGATTGAGTTCGAGATGGTCTACGACCCCACCGACGCCAATTTCACGGCGGTGCAAACCGCCTTCTTCAGCCGGTCGGCCGTCGAGTTCGGGGCGATGGATGGACCCATCGCCACGGCTGGCTCGCAGGGCCTGCGGGCGACCTGCATGGTCAAGCAATTCTCCGTCGAGGAAAAGCTGGCCGAGGCGCTCACCGTGAAGGTCACCATCAAGCCGACCTACGCCGCCAATCCTCCGTCCTGGTACACGGTCTCCGGATCATGAAAACATTCAAAGATTTATCGGGCCGCGAGTGGACGCTCGCGGTGACCATCGATTGCGTGAAGCGCATCCGCGACACGCTCAAGGTCGATTTATTGGACCTGTTCGGCGGCGAACCGCCCTTACTGACGCGGCTCGACACCGACGTGGTGTTGCTGTGCGACGCGATCTTCGTGGCGCTTAAGCCGCAGGCCGACGCGGCGGGCGTGAGCAGCGAACAGTTCGGCGCGGCGCTGGGGGGCGACGCGGTCATCGCGGCCCGCGACGCTTTTTGGGAGGCCCTCGCCGATTTTTTCCAGAGCCTTCGCCGCCAGGAGGTGGTGAAGGCGATTCAGAAACAAACGGAACTGGTGACGGCGGCAGTGAAGATGGCCGGGCAGCGGATCGAGAACATCGATGTGACGGAGATGCTCTCAGAGTCAAAAGCATTTGGCAAATGATCTACGAGTTGGCCGGCGTCGTCGGAATCGACCCCGGACGGCTGACGTTGCGAGAGCTGTTCTGGATGGTCGACGGGCGACGGCGTGACGCCTGGGACAGGGCGGCCGCCCAGATTGCGGCGCTATTCAACGCGGCTCCCGATCCGACCGGGAAGCGAAAGCCGCGCCAGCCCAGCGAGTTTCATCCGTTCTACGCCAAGGCGAAACCCAAGAAGAAGATTGTCGTCCCAATCCAGGCCCTCAAGGTATTCCTGCGGAACAAATAGCGATGGCCGACTTCGGCTTTGAGATCAAGAGTCTGTTCTTCGACCGCCAAGCGGTGATCAAACGGCTCAAGCCGGCGAACCGGCGTGCGCTGTCGAAGCCCGGTGCGTTCGTCCGCACGTCGGCCCGCACCAGCATTCGCCGCCGCAAGGCCGTCTCCGCGCCCGGATCGCCCCCCAGCGCCCACGCCAAGCATGCGCCGAACCTCAAGACCATCTTCTTCGGCTACGACCCGCGGACGGAATCGGTCGTCGTCGGCCCGGTGCGATTGAACGGATCGAGCGGCGTCCGCGTTCCCCGCATTTTGGAACTCGGCGGCGACTTGGCGCTCACGCAGGTGCTGGTCGGCACGGCGTGGCTGACGAGATAGACCAATCCGTCGTCAATGGGTCGCAAGGGGCGGGGCATGGCGTGGAATGTAACGACTGGCGCCGGGAATGTCAATTAAATAGTTCTGTCCCGAATGGCACGAAGTTAAACGTAACCTGTTTCATGCCACATGCATCACTGGCTGCTAGCAAACGGCGGTCGCCGCATGCTAGCGACGGGCTGGCGCAAACGCAGGCCTCCGGCGAGAATGGG